GAAGGCCCGTGCTGCACAGTCGCTGACTATCGCCGGGTTCACCGCAGAGTCCATCGCGCAGTTGCTCGACCTTGACCTTGAATCGACCGGTCTGCCGTCAGTCCAGTTGCAGCCGCCACCCGATCCTGCGCCTGAGGAACAATAATGGCTCTGGTTTCAGGACGACAGACCATCGGAACGGCAGCGACCGCTGTTGAAGGGACGAGCAATCAGCCATTTACGCTCATCATCCACAACGATGACAACACCGCCGACATGTTTATTGGTGGTCCGACGGTCGGGACCGCGACCGGCCTTGCGGTCAACAAGTTGGAGAACATCCAGTTGGAGTTGAAGGCTGGCGACCAGGTTTATGCAGTTTCGTCTGTGGCCTCACACACGATTTCGTGGCTGAAGATTGTGAACGACTGATGCCGTACTACATCTCCGATCAGAACCCCGACTGCTCCGGTTGGGCGGTTGAGAAGGAAGACGGGGAGGTCATCGGCTGCCACGAGACGAAGCAGGCGGCTATCGACCAGATGGTTGCGGTGTCCATCGCCGAGGACATGGAACCTGGCGGCGAGCGGGCGATGCCCGACGAGCTGGCAGAAGGTGATTTCGTCCGCTGGCGTTCTTCTGGTGGTACGGCACGCGGCAGGGTCGAGCATGTGATGCGCGAGGGGACGCTCGGGGTGCCGGAGTCGTCGTTCTCCATCAAGGCCACACCGGACGACCCTGCGGCGCTGATCCGCATTTACCGGGCGGTCCGGGACGGCTGGGAGGAGACGGACACGCTGGTCGGCCACAAGTTCTCAACGCTTACGAAGATTGACCCGTTGCCGGAACCTTCGGAGGACGATGAGGACCGTCAGGTGAACCTCGACCTGCCTTCCTACATCCGTGCTGCTGCCGAGCGTGGTCTGGAGTTCTACGAGGACGGCCGTGGCGGGTCGGGTCTGGTGGAGAGGACGATCCGTGAGGCGCGTGCGATGGCACGCGGCGAGATTTCGGAGGACAAGGTGATTCGTGTGGCCGCGTGGGCTGCACGGCATGAGCCGGACCTGCGTGCCGAAGGTGCGCGTCCCGGCGAGGACGGGTTCCCAACACCGGGCGCGGTAGCCCACTACCTGTGGGGTATTCCTACCGACAGTCGGTACGATGACGCGCGTGCTTGGTTTGACCGGAAGGCAGAGCAGGTGAAGGAAGAGCAGGGTCGCGCCTACGCCCCTCCCGTTGAGCCGCGTACTGCCGGTTCAGACGTGGAGTTCCGTTCGTTCGTGTCCGAGCTGCGCGCTGCCGGTGACGGCAACACGTTCGTCGGCTACGCCGCACGGTTCAACTCCGACTCGCAGCCGCTCCCGTTCATCGAGCGGATCGCTCCCGGCGCGTTCCGTAAGACGCTCCGGTCGAAGCGCGACGTGCGCCTGTTCATCAACCACGACTCCGGCCAGGTTCTTGCCTCGAAGCGGTCTGGGACGCTCCGGCTGGAGGAGGACGAGAACGGGCTTCGGGTCGAGGCGGACATGCCGGACACGCAGGCTGCCCGCGACCTGAAGGAACTGATGCGCCGTGGCGTGGTCGATTCGATGTCGTTCGGGTTCTCCGTCCCCCGTGGCGGCGATAAGTGGTCGGAGGACGGTGCGACCCGCGAACTGCGTGAGGTGACGCTGCACGAGGTTTCGGTCGTCACCGGGTTCCCCGCCTACGAGGCGACCTCGGCCGCTGTCCGTTCGCTCGAGCGGATCGCGCAGCGTGTCGGGATGCCTGTTGAGGAACTCACCGAGGTGCTGGAGCGTCTCGCGGAGAAGGACAGCCTTCCCGTTGAGGACGAGAAGCCGAACCTCGTCGGTCTGAAGCGCAAGCAGATGGAGCTTCTCGCCAAGAAGTTCTGATTACTGCTGTACGCTTTTAGCACGCGCCCTAACCACGGGACCGCCACGCCCTAACCACGGGACGGCATAAATCATCCATTCCTATGCCACCGTGGAGGTGCGCTATGCAGGACTACATCAAGCGCCAGCAGGAGCTTCGGGCGCAGGCTTGGGAGCAGGCCAAGGGTCTTCTGGACTCTGCCGCTGCCGAGGGCCGCGACCTGGACGCTGCTGAGCAGGAGCAGTACGACAAGATCAACAAGGAGCTTGACGAGCGTTCGTCCGTCATCGAGCGTCTGAACGCGGACGCCGAGCGCGAGGCGCGTGCTGCCGAGCTTCGTGCGCCTGAGGTTGTTTCGGTCCGTCGGGCCGAGGAGCGGCCTTCGGACGCGGACATGCTGCGGAAGCTGGTCACGGGCGAGATCCGTTCCTACGAGTTCGGTTCCGAGCGTCGTGACCTGACCACGTCGGCTGACGGCGAGGTCGTCCCGCAGGGCTTCTACGCTGTCCTTCAGCGGAAGCTGGAGTACGTCGGCCCGATGCTGGAGCCGGGTGTCGCCACGATCCTCCGCACGGAGTCGGGCAACGACATCAAGGTTCCGGTTGAGTCCAGCCGGTCGGAGGCCACGGCGACTGCCGAGGCTGCCGTCTTCGCTGAGTCGGACCCGTCGTTCACCACCATCACCCTCCGTTCGCACAAGTTCGGAACTCTCGTCCAGGTTTCTTCCGAGCTTCTGAACGAGTCGGGCATCGATCTTGTCGGCTTCCTCGCCGACCAGTTCGGTGTCGCCATCGGTACTGCCGTCAACGCCAAGCTCACGCTCGGCACCGGCACCGTCGAGCCGCAGGGCATCGTCCCCGCTGCTGGCACGGGCGTCACGGGCGGCACCGGTGTCTCCGGCGCGTTCACCGCGAACAACCTGATCGACCTCGCGCACTCGGTTGACGCGGCTTACGCCCGTCGCCCCGGTGCCGGGTTCATGATGAACCGCGCCTCGCTGGGTGCGGTCCGAAAGCTCCAGGATGGGGCCGGGAACTACATCTACAACGTCATTGTGGGTGGTCCCGACCAGCTCCTCGGCTACCGGGTCATCGAGAACCCTGACATGGTCGCGCAGGCCACCTCGGCGAAGTCGGTCCTGTTCGGCGACTTCTCCGCGTACCACGTCCGCCTGGTCGGCGCTGGCGTGCAGGTCGCCCGTTCGGACGACTTCGCGTTCGCCAACGACCTGGTGACCTTCCGGGCGTCCATCCGTCTGGATGGCGCGCTCGGCGGTGGTCAGTCGGACGCCGTCAAGTGCTTCATCGGCGGCGCTAGCTGATAACGGGTAGTCTCCGGGGCGGGCGGCTTACGCAGGGGTCGCCCGCCCCGGAACCTGCGTCCTGCGTCCTGCGAAAGCCTGCGACATGCCGAAACAGCGTTCACCGCGCATCTTCTGGTACTCGAATCATCCGGGTGTTGCGACCGGGTATGGCACTCAGTCTGCTCAGGTTCTGCGCCGTCTGAAGAAGCGCGGACACGACTGTGTGGTCCACGCCAACTACGGCCAGCAGGCCGGTGAGGGGCGTTGGGAGGGCATCAGGGTTCTCCCGCAGGGCTATGAGACATGGTCGAACGACGTGATCATGGCCCACTACGACTCTGTGGCGTCCGATTCGGACATCCCGCTGCGGATGGTCACCCTCTGCGACGTGTGGGTGCTGAACAGCCCCGGTCTTGACCGGCTGGACCGCATCTGGTCGTGGACGCCGGTTGACCACATGAATGTTCCACCGCAGGTGCTGGCGTTCGTGAAGAGGCCGAACGTGCTTCCTATCGCCATGTCGAAGCACGGGAAGGCGGCGTTCGACAGGGCCGAGGTTGAGTCGGTCTACATCCCGCACGCGCTGGAGAAGACGTGGAAGCCTGCTCCGATTGAGGACGATCCGTTCCCCAGCAGGTTCGTCGTATCTGCGGTCAACGCGAACAAGGGCGTCCTTCCAAATCGGAAGGCGTGGGGGGAGAATCTGCTGGCGTTCGCCATGTTCGCTCAGAAGCACGACGACGCGCTGCTCTACATCCACACGGATGTTCGCCCGCCGTTCGGCATCGACATAATGATGCTTGTGAAGGCTGCGGGTATCCCGCCGGAGCAGGTGGTGTTCGCCGACCAGTACGACCTGCGGATTGGCGTTCCG